TACTCTATTTGCTTTTGCACCCATTCAGCTGCAGGTAGATGATGGTTTGGGTCTGAACTTTTAGGTTGATTAATCCTTAAAACATCATTGGTATTAATTGTAATTATTTCATCATTCATATTTTTTTCCTATTAATTCGTTCCATTCAGGAACTCGGTCATATTGATGTACCAAAGCAAAAGGTGTTCCATCACTTGTGCAAACATTATCATACACTAATTTTGGACTTTTTTCAACCAGCTTGTCAGCATATTTACCGTGTATTTGTGGACCAGTTGTGCCTAATTGAGCGGCATAACCATCTTCTGACATGGCAAAGTTTGTGATATCTTTGTATGGTTTCATATTAAGTAATACATTCAATGCAGCTTGGTCGGGACCACCACCGCCATCGATAAATGGAGACGATCCATTGCATAACAAATATATGTTGAGAAACACATCAAGCATTGTATCAAACTCGCCTGAGATTGTTCCTGCATTGTATATCAGGTTGTCTTTATTGTGGTCGTGAATTAATTGACCAAATGATTTAAGGAGGTTATTGTTACCCCATTCTTCATCTTTGTATCGAATAGATTCACAGGCAACATTAATCTTTTTGTCTTTAATATTGTTTTCTAACCAAGTTGATGGGTTAGATTGGAAGATAACATCTTTTACATCGGTAGTAATGATGTATCGATATTGACCTTTTAATTGTTTGAGAAAATACCAGAGGTGATAGAATCTTTCCACAACAATTGAGAATTGTGGTTTATATTCAAATCGTTTTTCTTGGTCATTCTTTTTGAAGGCGAGAATTGTGTAATCTCGTTTGACAAGCTCATCAACGGTTTCATAATCTACATTATAACAAATCATAGCTTTGGTACCGGTGAAACCAGACCTATCTAATGAATTAACCCACGGTTTAATCTTATCAAAATTATAACCAGTAATACAACCAACCACAATGTCTTTCATAATAAACTCCATTCACTAATAATATATTTTATTTAGTCTCGCTGTAATCCTTAAATCCAATTATTTTAGATTGACCAGGTGTATCTTTTTGATAAGATTTTCTTAATGTGTCGGTGCCATCTTGCCCAGCACCAGATTTAGGAAGAATATCAGGTTTGATATTTACAGCTTCACCCATACCATGTTTAAAATATTGTATCCGTCTTTCTTGCTTTGACACCCATTCTTGTGATGGTTTGCCTTCGCCTTTATAATAGGCCAATGGTCTTTGTGTTGATTTAGAAACTAATGCCCATTTACCATTAACTTGCTTTAACATTACTTAACTGTCCTTACTGAACCATCTTCTTTAACAAAATAAGCTTCGAATTTAATTTCTTCAAATTCTTTTTGTAGATGAAGAAACATCTTTAAATTTTCTAAAGAATCATCAAACAACCTTGCTCTTGAGAACTGCTTAGTATTTAGATAGTTACGGATAATCAACATCTTTGATATCGCTGTGCTTCGAATGTCTTTAATTTTGCCTGCTCTTTCAACACGAACTCGGTCAATATCAAAATCATATTTACGGAAAGTATCTAAAAACTTCTCACGGTCATCAAAGTCATCTCGTGCTGTCACGATAATAACTCGACTTAATTCATTGTTAGATGTATTCTTTATAATTGCTTTTGCTTTTGCCATCATGCCTTTGATAGGTTTAGATTCATTATAGAATTTCTCTGCATCACGGAATTCTTTAAAATCTGGTGTTTCACCTTTTGCTTCATAATCATAAGTGTTATGTTCATGTGGCTTTAATCTCTTAACAACCTTATTACCTTTTTTAACTGTGACACGAGCTGTTGTTTTAAACAAAGTATCATCAATGTCAAATATGGTTAAACCACCATCTTTGAATTCTTCAGTAAGAAAGTTGCGAAATGATTTCATCTTAATCTCTGGTAAGGTTCAATATCTTTTGAACTTGTGCTTCTAAAATTGGTTTACGATTAGGCCATTTAATGATTGGTTGGTCAGCCGTTTTAATTAACTTCATTAGGAAAGGAACAACAATCTTCTCAACTTCGGTTAAGCGAGTTTTATATTCATCAATCGTATCAGCCTTTTCAGCAATAACAGCATTATATTCTTCTTCATCGGTTGCTGTGAAACCAAAATCATCTTCGCCATATTCGGCCATAATAGCCGTAAGGTCAAACTTTTTATCTTCTGCCATTTATTTACTCCATGCCTTAGCGGCATTAAAATTAGCTTGTGAGAACTCTAATCGGTCTACAAGTTTAACTGCATTACCTTTAATGTGGTCAACTGCTACAAAGCCTTCAGCATCTGTAATTTTAAATCCTGTATCTGTTCGTAAGAATGTTCCTGTAACTTGTTGAATTTGTTGTAACTTCTTAACAATCATAGATTTGGCTTCTACTAAACCATTTTGAATGTCAAATATTTTTTTCAATTCTGTGGCATTATTACGATAGAACCGCATTAATTCTGACTTCTCTGCTATTCGTTTCTTCTTTGTGTCGTCTCGTTTAGCTGCAAGGATTTCTTTATTCAGTTTTTCTTCAATAGTGCGAATTAATTCTCGGACATGTTTAGTTGTATCTGTGATAACTTGGCCTGCACGAACTTTAGAATTGTTAAATGTTTTAACCTGTGTAAGGATTGTTTCACTTGAACCTATTCTATTTAGCACCACAGGATTAATTCCTCTGAATAGATTACCTAGGTCAGATAGAATGTAATTAATATTTTTTGTTTCTTGCTCGGTGAATGAAGCTGTACCTGAAGTATCTACGAAGTATGCGTCACGGAACCAAACATCTTTAGTTGTTGCTAAATTATTGATATCAATATTAAATGAAGCCTTCATATCTGAAAATGTTTTGCCTGTATATGAAGTATGAAATACAATACCAACTTGTGCTGATAACATCATCTGTGCTAATTTAGAATCAACAGGAACAGCATACACAATTGTATTAGGCTGAAAGGTGATGTAATCTGTACCATCAATGATTTCATTTTTCAAATCGCCTTTGGTGAACATCATGTCGCCTTGAAGAACACCTTTGATTCCAAGTTTCGGTAGGTATCTTAACGCTACTTTTAATTTCTTATTAAGACCTTCAGCTGGATGATTAGCATCAATATCTTTATCGGTGTAATTAAGTTTAGCATTCTTTGCAAAAACACCTTTGGTGCCTACAAAGAATTTACCATTCTCTGGATTAATACCACAGAATACAGCAGGTGCACCATCCCATTTTGTAGTGATATTTACTTTAGTGTCGGTATGACCCGCTAACATATCCCGTAGTGAACGGAGAAAATTAATAGCATCTCGTGTGCCGGCTACACCACGATTTAACACCTCATCTTCGATATGTTCGAGATGGACATTTTTGTTTTCTTTTGATTCTTCTAGGTATTCTGTGAATTTCATTTCTTAATTCCACGATAGAGTAATTTAAGTCCTACAAATGAACCTAACTTACCTTTTGGTTTTGCTCTTCTAAATTCTGAATCACTTCGTATTGTCATCAACAATGTAACAGTCTGTGTCTTTGTTGACAAATCAATAAACCATTCTTGAACAGATTGTTTATTTAGATATGCTTTGGCCTTTATAGCTTTTGGTAATATATCAACTAATGGATCGCCAGCAACTTTATATTTGCTACGAATAGCTTTAACAAGAATGAGAGGAACTTCAACATCTTTTTTCTCAAGCCTAAATTCTTGATTAATCCATTCTTTAGTTGCTTTTAAATCCTTATTAATAACTGAACATAATTTTTCACGACATAATTTATTCATTACGCCATATAATTCATCAAATTTTTTAGGATTGGCTTCAAAGAAGTCAATCATTTTTTCTATGAGTATTGGATTAACTTTAGTAGCATCTTTTGATCCAACACTTGTAAAATAATTATCAACATTAACTGACTTTGGTAAACCAGGTATTTTAGAATACACATCTCTCCAAAGTTCTTTCTTTAATTCAGGCACAGCTCTTGGTGCTGATTTTAACCACATTGATTTTGTTAATGTGGTTTTAACATAACTGTTTAGTTTTGGTTCTGATGATGATTCGGAACCAGCCTTTAATGACACACCAATACTTTTTGGTTTCTTTGCTTTGTCTTTAAAGAAAACGAATACATCACCTGCATGGTTACCTGGAATACCTTGTGGTTTTTCACGATATCCCCACATGACCTTTTCAATCGGTCTTTCTTTGTGCATATCATAAAGATATTGTAAAATAGCATATGCGTTTTCAATCTTTTCTTCACGCATATTTGGTCGAATTCTATCCATTAAATTAATGAATTCTTTACCAGCTTTAAGATTGCTTTCAGTTACAAATGTCTTACGGGACTTTAGTGTTTTTAAATCAATATTACGAATGTAATCTTCTAATGCCTGTGGGCTTCTTGGTTTAAAACCATTATTAAAACAAAGAGCAGGAAACAATTCTGTAATAGTAGAATTGACCGTTGTTTGTTGTCCACCAGTTAAGTAAGAAATTGCCATTCAAGTTCCTTGTAAT